TTCCCATATGAAAGGAATCCGTATAGTTTCTTTGGAATTGGAATTGCAGAGAACATGGACGATTCACAGCAAGTTATGAATGGTCATGCAAGAATGGCTATAGATAATTTAGCACTTAGCGGTTCTTTAGTTTTTGATGTAGATGAGTCTGCTTTGGTTGGCGGTCAATCTATGGAGATATATCCCGGCAAAGTATTTAGAAGACAAGCAGGTGTTCCGGGACAAAGCATTTATGGAATGAAGTTTCCTAATACTTCTCAAGAAAATATGATGATGTTTGACAAGTTTAGACAGCTTGCAGATGAACAAACAGGTATTCCTAGTTATTCGCATGGACAAACAGGTGTTCAAAGCATGACTAGAACAGCTTCAGGTATGTCAATGTTACTTGGTGCGGCTAGTTTAAACATTAAAACAGTTGTTAAAAATTTAGATGATTTCTTACTTAAACCTTTAGGACAAGCATATTATCAATGGAACATGCAGTTTTTTGAAGGCGAGTTAGGAACAGAAGGAGACTTAGAAGTTCATGCTATGGGAACTAATAGTCTAATGCAAAAAGAAGTCCGTAGCCAAAGATTAACTATGTTTTTACAAACAGCACAAAATCCTTCTATTGCACCATTTGTTAAGATTTCTAAAATCGTTAGTGAGTTAGCATATAGTTTAGATTTAGATCCAGATGAAATATTAAATGATCCAGAAGAAGCCGCTATAATGGCTCAAATAATAGGAGCACAAAATGTTGGACAAGCAGATGGCAATCAAGCTATCACCCCTAGTGAACAACAGGGAGCTATGGGAGGCATTCCAGAAGCACCTGAACAACCTCAAGACCTTGGAGTTACAGGGACTGGTGGTGGCAACATCGGAACTGGAAATGTTCCGCAGTCAGGGGAGAGTGAGTTCTCTGGATAAGTTACTTAAATTAAAAGAGCAAGTAGCAGAAGCAAAGCATAGAACTGAGGAAGAATAATGAGTAAGGCTAAAATACTAAGTTTGTTATCTCAAAGAGGAAGTAAAAAACTAGCTGATCAAACTAAAAGAGAAGCTATGAATAAAGCAAATCTAAGAGACATGATAAACGAAGATCCTTCTTTAGCAAGAAATTTAGATGATAAAGAGTTTCAAGATTTAATGGATGATATTAGTGATCCTAGCTCTATGAGAGGAGATACTTTTGCATCAGAAGATTATGAAAATACTTTAAGAATGATTAAAGATATGTCTCCAGAGGATGTAGCCAAACAAGTAGAATTATTTAGAGATCCTGAAGATTTAAAAGAATATGTTTCAAGTTTAAGTATATTAGAAAAAAGAAAGTTTTTTAAAAATTTTAAAGAGTCTGACCCATCTTACAAGACTTTATTAGCAGATGAAATGGAAGAAGCAAGAATAGGAAAAGCAGAAGGCAGTCTTATGGAGACACCAAAAGTAACAGACAATGAAAAAGCAATGTATGGTGAAGATGCGGCTAGATATACATCTGGTTACAATTCGTACATGGAAGAAAGAAAAAATGCTGAGACTCCGCAACAACTAGAAACTATAGAAAAAAGATTTAAACAATTTGAAGATACTTTTGACTCTAAGGCAATAACTGTTGCCCTTAGATTGATGGATGAATCAAGAGAAAAAAAGAATAAAGGTGGATTTCCAGATTTAACAGGCGATGGAAAAGTTACTCAAGCAGATATACTAAAAGGTAGAGGTGTTTTTGGACATGGTGGAGAGTCTTCAATGTCTATTTTAGTGCCTATGGAAAAAATGCCTGTAGATACTTATCCAAATATACCGCCCGAAGAAATGGAAGAAGCTTTAGAATCACAACTTCCAGATGATGAAATGGAAGATAAGTACGTAGATTATATTTTATCTGAGTCATTAAGTGACGATGAACAAGAATATTTAATGGATGCTCTAGAAAAAGATGAGCGTCTAAGCGACATTATGGATAAAGTCATAACTGTCGCAGGAGAGTTTACTGGTGAAGGGGAAGTAAAAGGCCCCGGAACTGGTGTATCAGATTCGATACCTGCAAGGTTATCGGATGGTGAATTTGTTTTCACCAGAAAAGCAACTGACCAAATAGGAGCAGAAAAGCTTCAGAGAATGATGGATGATGCTGAACGCGACTATGATAAAGGTGAGTTGAAAAAAATGGCATTTGGCGGCATAAACCGAATGATGGATGATCCTACTATGGATGACCGTAGAAGGAGACAAGCTGATATGTTTGGAATTATGCCTGAAGACGAGCAAGAAGAAGAAATCAAACGACAGATGATATCTTCTAATCGTATGCCAAGTGTTCGATAGCGATAAGGCTACTCTTTTATAGACCCCTTATCATTTTTTAAACCTAGAGGCCACCTTGAAGTATCAAGACCCTGTATTGTAAACGCGAACAATACAGCCACCTTGAAAGACTGACAAGCCCCAAAAGGAGAGTGATTATGACAACTGCAAGTGAAATGATAGAAGAACCAGAAGCAAATCCATACAATGCTAGAAAGGATTGGCATACCGAACCTAACTCAGCACCAACAGGAGATGCTAATGGAATGTATTTTGAAAGACCGAGTAAGGCCACCTCTAGTAGTGAAGAAGAAACTACTGAAGCCCCTGAAAAGAAAAAGCAAACTACAAATTACAAAAAAAGGTATGATGATTTAAAGAAGCATTATGACGAAAAGGTAGCTTCTTTTAAACAAAAAGAACAAGAACTGAGGGCAATGTTGCAAAGCGGTGAACCTGCTTATCAACCGCCTAAAAGTATCGAGGACTTAGAAAAGTTTAAAGAAGAATACCCTGACTTATATGAAACTGTTGAAACAGTTGCACACATGAGAAGTGAGCAACAGCTAGACGGATTAAAAACTAAACTCTCAGCTATTGAAGAAAGAGAGGCGGCTATAGCTCGTAAAGAGGCTGAAAAAGCTCTTTATGAGAGGCATCCTGACTTTGAAGATATTAGAGGAGATGATAAGTTTCATTCTTGGGCTGAAACTCAGCCAGAGCAAATTCAAGAGTGGATATATAACAATCCTAATAATGTTAATTTAGCCATCAAAGCTATAGATTTGTATAAATTAGAAAACAATATATCAAATCCTAAAAAGCAGAAGTCAGCAAAATCACAATCTTCCAAGTCTGCGGCAGACTTTGTATCTACTAAAACAAAAAATGTAGACACAAAAGAGCCTAAGATATGGACACAACGGGAAATCGCACGAATGTCTATGAGAGATTTTGATAAATATGAAGAAGAAATTGATCAGGCTATTATGGAAGGCAGAGTGCGGTAATAATAATTTGTCTTTTTTAGGAGAAAAATAAAATGGCTTTTAACGTATCAGACCAACTATTTGAGCCGAGTACGGATACAGATGCGAACTTCGCTAACTCAGTATCAGGTCAAACTAATAGTTTCTTCATGCCACAAATCTTTTCAAAGAAGGTACTTAACTTCTTTAGAAAAGCATCAGTAGCTGAAGCAATTACAAACACAGACTATGCAGGTGAAATCTCAGCTTTTGGAGATTCTGTAAAGATAATCAAAGAACCAGAAATTACTGTTTTTCAGTATGAAAGGGGACAGGATGTAACTCAAACTAAGCTAACTGACCAAGAGACTACTCTTATTGTCGATGTAGCAAACGCTTTCAAATTTAAAGTTGATGACATTGAAACAGCTATGTCACACGTTAACTTTAAGGAAGTAGCTACTTCATCAGCGGCTTACTCTTTGAAGGATGCATTCGATCAAGGTGTTATTGCTAAAATAATTGCAGGTGTATCTGCTTCAAGTCCTAACCATATTCTTGGTTCGGATAACGCTACAGACTTAGCGGCAGGAACTTTCGATGGAACTGGTAACTTAGATATCGGTTTTGGATCAAGTGAGCATGACCCAATAGACGTTCTTTCTAGAATGGCTCGACTTCTTGACGAGCAAAATGTTCCAGAAGAAGGTCGTTGGTTCTTAGCAAATCCTGAGTTCTATGAGATATTAGTACAAAGCAGTTCTAAGTTGCTTTCAGTAGACTTTAATGCAGGACAAGGTTCCATCAGGAACGGTCTTGTATCGTCTGGAAAGCTACGAGGATTTGACATGTACAAGACTAACAACATTGCGGCCACATCTAATGCGGCAGGACAATG